CATTTATAAGTACCTGATTGGTCAAGCTTAAAGCCCATTTGTTTTGCTACGTTTAAGTATTAATGTAAGCCTAGCTTAGTTTTTTAGCAATTAATTAAGTGTATGCAATTGATAGTTCGTTGTTGCCTGCGCTTGTAGGTGTTGCCACGAATGGAAGGCTCAACATTTGCACACCGTCTGAATCTTCATATGTTGGCTGTCCTAAGTCAGTCTGGGGACAACTAACAGTAACTTTATTTCCGGCGGCTGTTCCATGTAAAAAGGTATTAGTCCCGGTTGAACTTCCTGTTGCATCTGTGAAGAAGTTATGAGCCGATAAAGCAACCGCTTCGACTGTTGCACTACCGCTAGGCTTTCTATCTGTAATCATGACTTCTTGAGTACCGCCGACCAATTGACGAACAACGGTTTCATTATTCATATCAAACGACCATGATTGAAGAGCGCCGCCATAACCAAAGATTGAAAAGGCGCTTGTATTGCCTGTTTTAAATAACAAAGGCTTGGTTGCGTTATAAGTACAAGTAGGCGCTGCTGTATCTGTTGGAGCCGAATATATGCCAGTCATGGAAAAAGAAATTACTGGAATTTGATTTAATTCGCAATTTATTGAAAAAGTACCTCGGCAACCTGTGACCTTATGGCGTACGCCGTCGATGTTGGTGTATATGGTTACACTTCCAAAGGAAGCACTAACAGGAGCATAAGTATTACTTGTTGAACTAACTGTTGTAACCGCTAAACCGCAAGCTTTTAATAATGGTGCATAAGCCGGCTCTGTACCAGCCGCGCCACTTCCAACCATTTCGACGTCACAACTTACGTTTACTCTCGTATTACTTAATAGCGTTTCGTAATTGCCGAGATAACCGCGAATCAAATCTCTGCTGACCTCATCAGATTGAACAGGTTCAATATTTAAATCACGAACAAGGATGGCATTACTTCCGCCGGTTGGTGTGGGGTCAGATCCATAGCTACTTTCTGTTTTGACGAGTAGCGTTCTTTTTCTAGTTAGCTTTGGCACAACACAACAAGATCAACAATATGTTTACATCATAAATCATTCTTGCTATTTAGCCGTAGTAAATAAATTATTGGGTTATGTCGTCAACTTCTGTTCTATATCGGACTGTATAACCCATGCCAGTTACCCCAATTGGTGAATCCCCGTCAATTGCTTCAAAGGTGACATTAGTGGGTTGAACATCTATCGCCTCGCCGCCTAACGTTAAATCTGCTGTCATCTTTGCATGTGCTGAAACGACTGTTGCATCTGCCTGTTCGTCTGGTACATCGCCACTACTTAAAACCGTAACCGTTACAGATAAAGACCAATCAAGGGTAGGAAGAGAGGTGTTTTGTTCCGCTGCGTCGTTATTCCATTCAATAATCAAACTAGGTAGCTGGCTTCTTTGCGCTAATGGCAAAGTCCTTGATCTATAAATGCGACTCCCGACCCCTGTTGTATTAGCTAACGCCGTTTTAATTGCGTCGAGTATGTCTTCCCTTTTAGATGCCATTTGTTAAGTCTTCTGTAAGGAAATTTCACGGGTTAGATTATCAATTCCAGCTTCATTCGTTCTAACGGTATAAGCAACAGAATCAACAGTTATTGAATCGCCTGTAACCAATGTTCCAAAGTCTGAATTTTTGCAATGAAAAACGTAATCAACAAATATAACCTGATCACCTGCAACTACCGAAGTGGGTTGATCTAATATTCCATCCGCTGTAGTTCCGCCACTTGTCGCACTAACGGCAAAATCAGAAAAGAAGGCGTCTAGGTCGTCACTCAGTGCCATTTTCTATTTCTACTTCTTCTAATACTTTTGCTTTTTTAGCCTTCTTGGCTTTTGGTGGAGTTGGTGGACATGCTGGCGCTTCGCTAGCTTCTACAGCCTTACCCATATTCATTAGGGTTACAGCGTCCTTATCGCTTAAGTCGTGAGTTTCACCCGCTTCTAGGTGAACGCCGCCGACTGCGGTTGATCGTGTAATTAATACTTCCATAAGAAAAAAAAGGGGGGCAATTAAGCCCCCGCGATTTATTAAGTGGTTACGTCTAAGCAGGCAGCAAACGCTGAAGCTTGTCTT